CTGAATGATTTATATATTTACAGAAACTTTCATAATCTTCTACACGATCTGATCCACAATATATTTTAATTATATCTGTGCCTCGATTACCAAGATAACAAATAGCATTAAAAGGATTTTTAATTGTAGAATCTTCTACCAAAAATAAATCAGGATATATTTTTTTTAAATATTGTATTCTATATTCGTATGATAATGGATTTTTACTTTTATCTTGTTTAGGTGAAATAAAAGTATAGATATTTTCACATTGAAATAAATTACTGTCATCTAACATACGATTAATAATTAAGTCATGCATAATCGTAGGTGGTTGCATTCGAGCAAAAAACATTAAAGAGGTAATCATTTATTCACTCCACCTCTCAAAATTCGCGCGACTGAAACAATAACGATCCACTAATTTAACTGTATGCCCTAATGTGGATACCACATATCCCTCATGCCCGCATGGAGTAGTACCATCGGGTAAATAAATTTTAATATCCTTAACAGCCACTTGATCTAATTCTCTAATCAACATATTTTTCAATCGTATTAAATCCAAATAATAATCAAAAATATCACCAAATGAATTATTACCTATTGAATTTTTAAGACCCTCTAAATACAAATTACGCCACCAAGTGGCATTTTCTTTTCCTTTTTTAGTTTTTAAATGGAAAATATGGTAATCAAATTTATGTGTCCGATATTGCAAAAAATCAAAACTATGTGGAGTTCTATTTTCTCGAATACAAAAATTAATATATTCCTGAAAATATGCGCCCGTGGCTCCATTTGGTTTCATCCAATTTAATGTTGATTCCAATTTCAATAGATTTTGAGCCCTTTCTCTCATACACAAAATGACAGACGTTAAATTAAGATCCCATAAACATTCGGGTTCCACTTTCGAATCAAAAATATACACTTGACTATTAGAATTATTTGTAATAGGTGCATAAAAATGTGCTTCCATATCCTCTAAAGTAGTTCCAGTATATGTGGTATGAAATACACAACCCAATTGGCATTTCCACATAGCATTAAATAATTTAGAATTATTTGGAACCACATACCTTAAAGTATTTGGTTGGAATTCAATTTGATCACCTGTAGTATGATATCCAGACCACAATAAATCACCCTGCAATACATTTGGAAAATCATAATAATAAAACATATCATAAAGTTCCATCAACACCGCCTGTAATCCTTTATTGTCTGGATAATTTTCCATAATATCTGCATGACAATAATTTACTTTTTTACCAGAAAATACACTTTTAGTACCAACAAAAAATCTGTTATTTTCTGGATTTTTACCGACTACAAAGGCAGGACAACCATCCCATTTTACAGAAACTTTTGTATCAGTTGGAGTTCCAGTAAGGAAATTATATACTTGTTCCAAAATATTCAACGGAACAAAAGGATTCGCTTCTGTAATTAATAAATCTTCCGCGTGCAGCAAATGATCATTTTTCATAACAACCCATCATAACATCAATCAAGTGGAATGTCAAGATTCTTTTTCATTATCCTCAAATATCGTTTCAGGATGTTGAATAAATCTCATAGTCAATCTTTCATTTTCAACTTCATGCCGAGCATTCGGACCCAATATAATTACACCGCTTGGAGGCATCACCTTAAATTTACAAGCAGCATGTGGCCGCAATCCCCTAATACCAATTGCTTTTACTTTACGGGTCTTATCGTTTGCAATCCATATGTATGGATATAAATCTTCGGGTATTTCATATAACCTTTGGATAACATATGTGCAATTAATATTTAATGTATTTTCATTATCTTCATCCCAATCAAAATCTGCCAGTATAAAATTTTTCTTAATAATCGCACCACGATGGTTAATAATATCATCACCAAAACAAACGGATAAAACTTCTTGTGGTGTTGCTCGTAATGCAAATGTTTTAGTTAATGTCCAATAATGAAGTGTTTTGTCATTTTTAATTTCCACTTGCTTTCTTAATTGAGATTGTTTTTGTTTAAACATCCACTTGATTAGTTTCATTGCCTGTTTGCCCCAAAAAACATCAACAGATTCCCAGAAACCAGAAGTATCTTCTTTCACGGATAATGGAATATTTCCTTTATTGGTTATAATATGAACATCGGCTTTATTTCGGATTCTTTCACCGGATTCATTTTTCTTCTGTGTTTCTTTTCCTACATGTATAATTCCTGTTGCATCTTTAATTGCAAATTTAGTTACACCATCTACTTGGAAATTAATATCAATTTTATGTGTTTCATCTAAACTAATTGAATCTCTTATATATCCAGATACGGCTGCAATGAAATCCTTTTCATTATTAATACCGTGTGTGATATTTGCCGGTTGATCTTTCTTTCTACGGACCCGAAGGAATAAATCATATTTAATTTTGGAAGTTGGATTAATAGTTTTTATTTTGATTTGGTTTGGAGGAATAATTTCAGATTTGAACAAAAATAATTTTTCTTGAATTTCTTTTACTGCTTTTGCAACTAAATTAGCCGGAACAATAATACCCAATTCGTTCTTTGTTTTTCCTGGTTTAAATTCATTATATCCTAAATCAGATATAATTTTTTGAATATCGGTTAATGTAGGTCCAGATGATTTGGTGGACCGTAAATTTTCTGGTTGTATTTTAGATTTTATTTTTTCATCTAAATCTAAAAACTTTCCTTTTATTGAAGTTTTACCTAAAAAAATAAAAGCAGCAATTCTATGATTTCCATCAATTATATATTGTTTATTTTGGTATTTTATTATATATGGAAGATTTTCGTTTGTAATTGTAAATGTTCCTTTTTGCATTTGTTGGATAATTATTTCCAGATTATCATAATGCAATACATCTTGCAGAGAATATAAATTATTAAATGTAAATTGTTTGGTTATGGCAAATTGAAATCCAACATCTTCAAATTCTTCAGTTGGTGGTGGATAATTCTCAATTAATAATTGTGAAATTTTTTCATGTATTTCTTCTGCATTACTCACAAGTTTGAGAATAGTTGGAAATAAATTATTATAACTTTTGGATTTTAATTCAGATAATTTAATTTCAAGCGCATCTTTGGTCATTTATTAATATTTAGACCTTAAAGTCCGCGAACTTTTTAGATCCGAATTTTTGTTTATATCCGGAAACATATGGTTGCGAACCATGTTTCTTGGATATCTCCCGGCGCATCTGGCCTTCATCCTCAAGTGGATCTTTTGAAGGTGCAGCCACTTGGCCTTTTTGTTCTACGTCAAATAGTCGGAATTTTTTCCGGTCTATTCCCACATAAAATTTCTTATTATCAGTAGCATCTTTATATCTATTTTTATGTTGGATAAACAATAATTGACCAAGTTCCCGTAACTTTTCACTACATACAATAAACCAAGCCAAATCAACCGTAGCTAAAAGTCCAATTCTTGAACCAGAAACTTCAGTAATAGTAGGATCAGAAGATTCTAATCCTTCAGCCGAAAGTTGTGTTGCTGACCAAATAGGTACATCAAATTCTTGTGCTAAAGCACGAATTTCTTCCGCAATCGCTTGAATAGTAAGGTGTGTTTTTTCTGTTGGTTTAATTCTTGAAGACGCCATTAAATTGAGATAATCAATCATAATAACATCTGGTCGGAATTTTTTCTTTAAATATAATTCATTTATGAGTGCCCTTAAATGATTCACATGTATGGAACCAGCAGGATATTCTTTAATAATAAGAGATCCGGAATTTTGTTCGCGTGCTTTAAGTGCCTTTTTAATAAAAATATCCCTTGGAACATCACTTATATCATCAATTGAGATATCCAAAAGATTAGTATCAATTCTATTACCTATATTTTCCTCAGATACTTCCAAAGTTATATAAAGAACATTCTTTCCCTGACACAAATAAGAACGTGCCAAATGACACAAACCAAGTGTTTTCCCTACATAAATTCCGGCAACAAGGAGATTCAAAGTCTTTTTTGAAACTCCACCTTTAGTCACTCTATTAAGAAAATCTATATCAAAAGGAAGTTTATACTCTTCCGCATGTAATGTATCATATCTTTTTTCAGCATCATCAAAATATGAATGCCCAATATTAGTATCAAAATTAACCGATAAAGCATCTTCAAAAATTTTAGGAATAGAACCCGAATCTAATTTCTTATCTTTTCCTTCTAATATAGCCACCGATTTATATGCTGCTAAAACCAATGCTCTATCTTTACAGAAATGTTCCGTTTCATTTATTAACCAATCATAATTAACTTCTTCATTAGTTTCTAATTCGGTTAAAGTTTCTAAACATTCCTTATAAGTTTCTTCAACTATTTTATCCTTCTCAATAGCAACCGCAATTTCAGAAATTGTTGGTAGTTTTTCATATTCATTAATATAATCTAAAGTATGAGAAAATATCAATTTTTCGTGTGTAGGTT